AGGATCTTGAAGAAGAGAAAAAGCCAGACTTTCCTGATGTGGATGGTGATGGTGATACAAAAGAGCCTATTTCAAAAGCTCAAAAAGATAAAAAAGAAAAAGAAGGTGGCGAGGATAAAAAAGATAAAGATTATTCCAAGGTGCCTCCTCAACTTCGAAAGCATATGCAAAAAGAATCCAGACTACTTCAAAAAGAAAACAAATCTCTATTAAGAGAACAAACAAAAATGAACAACAAAGTCCAGTTGTTAGAGAACAAAGTACAAAAATATGGCACAGTCATTGAGCAATTAAAGGAAAAGTTAGACAAGAGCAATTTGTCTAATGCTAAACTGCTCTACCAAAATCGCATTTTAAATAGCATCTCCTTGAATGAGCGACAAAAAG